GCGTAGCTCTCCAGGTTCGTGATCCTCGCGTCCTGGCTCACCAGCTCCTCATGGGCGGCATAGATGCCGTTCTCCATGTTGTTGAAATGCTGCGCGTCCTGGGGCGTCCCCTGCACGTACACTTCCCCGCGTTCCTTGGTATGGGTGATGGTGCCGTCGCCGTTCGCCGATTCTCTGAATCGGTCTTCGTACTCGTCTACTTCATCCACCCACGTTGTCTTGGTATACGGGTTCACATAGGCCATGTTTAACTCACCTCACTTTCATTCACCACAAAATCGAACCAGGCAAGCAGATGTTCCAGCACGGTCTCAATGATCACACTCACATCCTTGGTCGCCCAGACCTGGCTGTCCGTGTTCAGCAGTCTTGCACCGGTGATGGTGCAGGCCGCTTCGGGAGAAATCTGGCATTTGATTCTCACGAAGCCGTCATCCGTGATGATGGATTCCACAATCGTGCAATCGTACCAGGTACTTCCGACCTTGTACTGCGCTCCTCCGATCCTGCCTTTGATATAGGTCCGCATGTCGGTCAATGCCACGGGCTGAAGCATGTTCCTTTCACCTCCTTTACATCAGGGCATTCAGGCTTGTTCCACACGGCCGCACATGGTACTCCGCAGTCACGCAGTCCACTCCAACGGTCAGACCGCTGTCCTGCTTTGCGCCGTGATTGGCCACTCGCGGATTCGTGCCGCACACCGGCACATGGTAGACATGTGTAAACATGTCCGTCCCGATGACAATATTGAAGGTGATCCGGATCACCGGGATCGCGTCTTCCAGATGGCTGCGCACCGACTGGTATGTCCGGATCGTGTCAATGATCTCGTCCACCGGGATGGGCTGCGTGCTGTCCCCGGCGTTCAGCAGCACCCGGAAATAATACGGGTCGCCACCGTAATCGAACCATTCCTCCACGTCCGTATTGGGCCATACGGCGCTCAGCGCACGCTTCACGGCGCCCACCGTGCCCAGGTGCTGGTGCACGTAGAACGATTCCTGGATGACCCTCCGCTTGGTGGCCAGGTCATAGTCGTAATCGTACCAGTCCACCCCGAAGTCAACCGCCAAAATGTCCAACAATTCCTCCGGCAATTCATCGATCCGGGCATAGATGGAGGCAAGGATGGTGTTCCCCTCCGCGCCCTGCAGGGCCTTGGCTGTGGTCTGACCCAGAGACAGCGTGCTTTCGCTCTTTTTCAGCACCCCGGGCAGGGTGCGCATGGCGGCGTCATACGTTACGCGGTCACTCATCCTCATACCCCCCGTTCGTCACGGTTACGGTGCCCTTCACCGCCAGCTCCGGCGTGGTGACCGGCGTCCCGCGTCCATCGTCCAGGTGGGTATAGGTCGGGCTGGTGATGACCACCCGCTTCGCCCCGGCGTCAATCAGCATCTGCGTCAGTTTGCTGGGGTTGATGTCGCGGCCCATCTTCGCGCTTTGCCAGTCGCAATAGTTGTCGATGGCCGCGTTGATGTCATTAGCCAGCTCGGTGGCGCTCTTTTTGCTCTCCGTGCTCTGGTAATAGGTCACGTTGATGTTGTAGGTCACCGTGTCCGGGTCGGCCACCTGCACATTGTCCGTCAGGGGCCGCACGTTCTCCGCGTTGCAGGCCGCCAGGATCAGCGCCTTCATGCCGGAGGAAGCCGGGGCGTTCCCGACCACGGCGTAGATCTTCACCACCCCGGCGGAGGGCGAATTGACCACGATGTCCTGGATCTCAGTGGACACTTCCTGCGCGTGGTAAATGTAGCTCCCGATGGCGCCCGCCGTGGTGAAGGCGTTCTGGCTGGCGACCAGCAGCGCGTAGTATTCGTCATCGTCTGCCACATCCGCGCCGCCGTCCGATGTGGTCACATTGGCGCAGTGGTCATAGTACGTATACAGATCCACGCAGGTATTGATCTGCCCGGCCACATACCCGTTGCCGGCGGCGCCCGCCGTCAGGCAGGTGGCGTTGACCTCCACGTACGTGTCGCCCACGGCCACATACACATCCTCGTCCGTCGTGAACACGGGCTCCCCGTCGCTGGTGGTCACCCGGGTGCCCGCCGGGATCAGCACCACCGAAGACTGCACCGCGCTGATGTAGAACCGGATGCGGGTGGTTGCCTGTTTCGCCTGGGGCCGCGGCGTGTTATAGATCGTCTCGCCCAGCGCGTCCAGGTTCGCCCCGGTCGCCCGGCTGGGGATGTTCTGGTTCCCCACATAGTTGATCTGGTTCCGCAGGTTGGCGATGGCGCTGGCCACCCAGGCCAGGAACAGCTTTTCCGCGCTGGCCGGCCGCACGGTCTTCCCCGTGATGGTTTCGTACTCATTGGTCAGGTCTTCCAGGATTTCCGTGGTGTCAGCGGAAATAAACCGGTAATCCGGATTCCTATCACTCATCGTCGCTCACCTCGATTATGACCTTCAGTTTGTCCGGGTGTTCCCCGTCCATGCCGAAGGAAATATTGTCGATGTCCAGTTCCGGCATGAACTGATCCAGCGCTTCGGAGATCGTGCTGGTCAGCATCGTTCTGGCCACGTTCACCGGCATGTGCAGGTAGTCCTTTTTGATCCCGAATTCCCGGTATAGCGGGCACTCGTTCAGTCCGGTGTTCAGCAGGATGTACAGATCCTGCACGGTGGCGCTCTGCGCGTCCACGGGGTCAAGGGTCAGCTCCATATCCTCATCCAGCGGGATTACGTATGTCATATCCTCACCCCCGTCAATGGTAACCCTGGATGGTTACCATGCATTCGATGGCCAGCACATCCCCGTTGCCGTCAAAGAAGGTGTATTTTTCCTTCACGTCGGAGATGACCCACTGCTTCCCGATCTTTTTTTCACCCATCATGAAGCTGACCACCTTCCCGTTCCGGATGTTCCGCTCCAGCTGGGCCTGCATCTTTCTCGGGTTCACCCCCAGGAACGCGCTCAGCAGGATGTCAAAGGATCCCTTCGTCACCTTTTTCCCGGTGTATTCCAGCTTGGCGTACCCGTTATGGATCTTGTGGGTGGCATAATCCGCGCCGACGCTTTTCTCCAGGTTGTTGATCGTCTGGATGGCCTTCGGGGATACCTTGAACACGATATCCCCCAGGGAACCGACCACCCGCGCCTTCTTGCTCATGGAATCACCCCCTGAATGAAGCCGTCCTTGTCGATTCCACATGGGTACAGCACCAGCACCCGGTCGTTGATCTCAGGTATCCATGGTTCCAACTCATGGATGTGTTTTGTGCTGCTGGTTGTCCCGCCCCAGGAATCGGTGTGATTGTGGCTCCCATCGTTTTTGGTCTTCCGCGGCTGCTGGATCAGGTACAACCAGTCGCTGACCATATTCCCCGCGTCCGGGAAGTACACCCGGGCTTTCAGCTTATCCGCGTCCACGGAGGAAACGATCCCGATTCTCAGCATGGTTTCCGCTGTGATCATTGCCGTTCCCCCTCTCAGATTTTTCGCAGGTTCAGCTGCGTGGTATACCCGCTCCGGCTGATGGAATGTTTGACCTGGCTGGTCATGTACTTTCCATCCCAGTATCCGAACTTTTTCAGATTCACCGTCAGGCCCGCCATCATAGCCGGGTTCCCCATGATGGTGAACTTCGCCGTTTTCTCGAACAGGTTGTTCATCTTCAGCCGCTTTTCAGCCAGGGCCACAGCCTCGTCCTTGTTCTTCACCTTTTCATTGGTGATGACCAGTTCCTGATGCCGCGCTTCCTGTTTGTCTTTCGGCTCGTTTTCCTGCCATTTGTCGCTCTTGTAACTGCCCTCGATACACTTCCCGGTCTTCGGGTCCGTATACTTCACCGTGCAGATATCATAGGCGATTTCCCCGGTGGTCGTGCTCAGATCCCAGCCGATGTAGCTTTGATCCCCGAACTTGATGGTCTTCACGACCTTCTTGTTTTCGTAGGTCTTTTTGTCGAAAATGACCAGTTTCTTATCCGTGATCTTGAGGCTCAGCGCCAGGTCGGTGCACAGCCGTTTCAGGAAGGCAATGTCCGTTTCCTGGTCCTGCTGCTTCCGGTCATAGGTCAGGTCGCTTGCGCTCAGGTATTTCAGCTCGAGGCCAGCTTTCCCGGCGATCTCCCGGGCGATTCCGCTCATGGTGTAGTTTTCCCACGCCTTGTCGCGCTTCTCCGTCCGGATGCCGCCGGAATAGTCCAGCGAGATGCATTTGATGGTGGTCACCGCCGGCGGCCCTTTGTGCTTCACGCTGTCCAGCAGGAAGGTTCCAACCTTCTGCTGGCTGATCTTTCCGTCTTCCGTGCTGACACCGATCCACACCACAAACTTGAGCCCCATCGTCCGGCTCCCGGCCTGGATGGTGTCATTCAGCCACTTCTGTAGCCATACCCCATCCCGGTCCGCCAGTTTGATCTGCAGATCATCAGCCTGGTCTTCCTCGTTGTCGGTCACTTCCAGGGAGATCAGGTCTTTTTTGATCTCATTCGTGATGTCCACGCCCTTGACCTTGATCCTCCAGGCGGCCCGCCGGGCGCTTCCCTCCACGCTGGCCATTTTGGTCACGGTGGGCAGAAGTTCCTGATAGACGTCCTTGTTGGTGGGCGCTTCGTCCTTGTCCTTCTTCTCTGTGGTTACCTTGATCTGGCACCAGTTGCGCAGCGCCCATCTCCCATCCGCCTCAATTTTGATGGCGATAGAGGCCCCAGCGAGCGTTTCCCCGCCCTGGAAGGAGTAGGGCGGGGTGTTCACCCGGCTGGTGGTTCCCTTGCTCTTCTGGCCCTCCAGAGTGAAGGAATCGAGCTTAATTGCGTTCCCTCCGGAGGCGTCGCAGATGTAAATGGTTCCGGTGTGCGCCACATTGTAATCGTGATTCACCCAGTAGGCGGCGCCCTTCCCGGTCATGAACTCGATCTTGACCGGGTATTCGTTCTTCGGCAGTGTGATCCCGACAGGATACACGCCACTGTACAGGTTCTGTCCGCAGCTTCCGCAGCTGCCGCTGTAGGAGCCCATATCCTCACTCCTTCCACGGCGGCATATCGTCGTAGCTCACGATGCTGTCCAGGTCGGGGATCGTCAGCACCACCCCGCCGCTGAAGATATACACGTCGGCGTACTGCGGGTTTGCTTTCATGATGGCTTCGGTGTGCGCGTGGGATCCGGTCAGGGCGTAGGAAATCGTGTCCCACATATCCCCGCTGACGGTGGTATACGTGGTCACATTGCCCGTGCTACTCACGTTACTCACGCATAATCCCTCCTGTCATCATCCTCCTGGATCTCTTCCAGCACTTCCCGGATCTGCTCCTTCATGTTCAGCGTCTGCTCTTCCAGTACGCTCCGGATTTCCTCCGCGTTCGCGCTTCCGTTGATGGTATACTGCGGGTTGAAATCCACATGGATAACCTTCCCGCCGCCATCGCCGGACGAATTGGCCACAGCAGTCACAGGATTCACCGCGGCGCTTTCAGCCAGGGCTTTCGTCTCTCCGGCGTTCATGATGTGTTCGCCGCCGCGCAGGAAGACCAGCTCAGGCCCGTTCTCACCGACCACAGCGAAGCCGGGCGGCGCGTTATCCGTGCCGGATGCGAAGAACGGCGGGTAATGGAAGGTGCTCCCATCAAACTTGATGGCCAGACTTTGTTTGATTGCGTCCGCAATCGCCTGGGCCTTCGTCTTCGCCGGTTCAATGTACTGCGCCAGCGTATCCACATAAGCGCGCATGGAGATGCCCGCGGCCGTGGCGGCCTGGTCGCTGAATTCAAGGTTCTGTACCGCCGCGTCAAGCTCGCTCTGCAGGGTGTCCATTCCCTCCGTGAAGTCCGTTTCGATCTCCGCGACGGTCTTCGCGTAGGTGTCCTTCGTCTGCTGCAAGGTGGAATATTGTTCCACCAGGCTTTCGATGCTCGACGCTGATCCGGTGGCCAGGTCCGCAAGGATCTGGGCAGATTCCGCGCTCCCGTCTGCCAGCTGGGAGATGATGGATTTGCTCGCTCCGGCGGCGCCTTCATTGCCGCCTTCGACCAGCTTGGCCTCAGCGGCCTGCAGGGCGGCCAGTGCTTTCTCGTAATTCTGGGTGTACTGCTCGATGTATTTGTTCTGGTCGCCCAGGTTCTTCGCGTACTTCCGTGCGCCGTAATACTTCCCGGTGACGGTTTTTGCCTCTCCGAACAGGTCAAACTGACCTTCCATGGATTCCTTTGCGGCTTTGTAGGCGTCCTGGTATGATTTCACCAGCTTGTCAATGTCGGAGATGACATCATCCATGTTCCGGACATTGTCCTCGCTGGTACTGTTCAGCATTTCCTGTGCCTCTGCCAGGGCTTCCGTCGCCTCAGCGGCTTCCTTCGATGCTTCAGCGTGCTCCTCGACTGCCGCATTGACCTTCTTCATGATGTCATCCACGATGGATGCATCATATCCGGTGCCCTGCAGGGCCTTACGCATTTCCTGCTCGGCCTGGGCCGCGTCGATGGCGCCGGCTTCGATGGCCAATATCGTGTTATCGATAAAGGACTGCATCTTGCTCTCGGCGTCTTGCGCGTCGTTTTTCCCAGCTTCGATAGCTTCCCCAAGGCCCGCCATGGCTTTGGTGGCAATTTCCGTGTCATTGCCCAGCAGGCTGATCGCCTGCCCCATGGCGGCGAAGCTGTAAGCATCGATATCGTATCCTGTCGCGGCGGCAACCAGCAGTTCGAACTCCTTCCGGTATGCTTGGATCTCTTCGCTGTCCCAGTCATACAGCAGGTTCCCCTGCTCGTCGGTTGCGTTTTGCAGTTGTCCAACAGTATCAACGATCCCCTGCAGCTGTGTTTTGAAATCAGCCGTGGAGCCGCCCATGTCTCCCATTTCTGCCTCGGCCTTTTTGTAGGTCGCCGTGGCTTCTTCGAAGATCTTCGCGTTTTCCGCGTAGCTCCGGGTGCTGTCGCCGATATTATTCAGGTAGGCCAGACGCATCTGGGCGACATAGGCTTTCTGCATCTCGCCGGTGGCTTCTTCCGCTTTCTTCCCCAATTCTTCCAGGGATAGGCTCGCCTCATTGGATGCGGAGCTGATCGCGGAGATGGCTGTCACGCCGACACCGATGGCCGCGGCGATTCCCACAATCGCCCCGATGGCCGGCATGCTGATGCTCAGCGCCGCATTGGCGGCTGCCCATAGCTTGGTGGCCGCCGTGATGGCGGCTACCGCCCCGGCGGCTACGCCCAGCACACCGGCAAAGGCGGTCACGCCCTGCACCAGCGCCGGGTTCTGCTCAATGAATTCGGATAGCGGCTGTAAAACAGATGTGGCGGCGTCATAGAGCGTCCCCATAGCCGGGTTTAGCGCGTCGCCAATGGCAACTTTGACATTGTTGGCCGCGTTCTGCATCATGGTCATTTTGGACTCGGTCGTTCCATACATGATGCTGGCTTTTTCTGCCAATGCCGTATTGTCTTCCCACGCGCTGTTGGCCAGGTCAATGGATTTGGCCAACAGATCTCCGGAGGACGCAAGGCCCAGGATCGCCTTCGTCTGCCGCACGTTGGTGATACCCAGGTCATTCAGAATGACAATGGCGCTCTTGCCATTGCGCTCCGTGTCATTCAAGCCCTGGATGAAGGCGTTCATAGCGCCGACCGCGTCTGTTCCCCACGCGGCCTTGAATTCGGACGCGCTCATGCCGGCGACAGACGCGAACTCCGTCAGCTTGTCCCCGGTCTCCGTCGCTTTGTACAGTTCGGAAATCAGGGTGCTCATGGAGGTGGAACCGGACGCCGCCTCGATACCCAGGGAACCAACTGCCGTAGCAATGGCCAGGATATCCGTTTCGCTCAGTCCGGCATTCGTACCAGCCGCGGCGATGCCCTGGCTCATTTCGACAACCTTGCTCGCGGTGGTCGCCGAGGAATCTCCCAGGGCGGCCACAGCGGAACCGAGCCTGTCATACTCGTCCGTGCCGGTAATGTTGGCGAACTGCGCCAGCATCGTCGCGGCGTCATCCGCGGTCAGGTCTGTGGCGGTACCCAGCTTGGCCATAACCTCGGTGAACTGCTCGATCTTTTCCTGCGCAATGCCCAGCTGTCCGGCGGTGGTTGCGATGTTCGCAAGCTCTCCGGCGGTAATGGGGATCTCTGTGGACAGCTGTTTGAACTTTTCTGCCAGATCGGAGATGAATTCCTGATCGCCGCCGACCGTGCGTTGCACACCCGCCATAGCGGTCTCAAACTTCGCGGAGGCGTCCGTACATTCGGACAATGCGGACTGCAATCCCTGGAATAGCTTCGCGATGCCGATGGCCTCAATGGCCGCGGCAGCGCCTTCCATGGCTTCCTTGATGCTGGTTCCGGCTTCCTCTGCCGCCTCAGCTTCTTTCTTCTGTGCCTCCGCAGCCTGGGTAGCTTCGTTTTTCAGCCGTTCTGTCTCTCCGGACAGGTTATTCGTATCAACGCCAGCTTCCCGCAATGCATTGCCCATTTCGGACAGTTTGGCGTTGTTCTTGTCTACTGCTTCCTGCGCCCGCTCGATCTGCTGCTGTTTCGCGTCGATCTCATTGGCAAGGCGGGCTTCTTCGGCGGCTGTTTCCGCGTCCGCGTTTTTCAGCCGTTCCAGCTGTCGCTCATACAGTTCGAGCTTATCCTTGCTCCTCTCCAGGGCGACCTGCTGTTTCTGGTATGCGGAGATGTCAGCCTGCGTCTTGTTCAGCGCATTAATCTGGTTCTGCAGCTGGGATACGGCTTTCTGCCCCGCCGTGAAGGTGGAGGGAAAATTGCCGTTCAATGATGCGCTGAGTTGGAATAGCATCTGGTACTCTTTGGAACTTGCCACTGTGACACCTCCTTCTGCTGTTATTCACTCTTTTGGCTGACCCGGTTATTTGCCTTTACCCAGAGCATTAAGCTCGGCAAGGGCTGGCTGAGCCAGAAATCGATACCGGTGCAGTTGTTCCGCGCCATGATGATAGCGATCTCCCGCAGCCAGCCCCCGCCATCACCGCCTACTGCTCCGATTGCAGTAAAAAACTCCTGGCACGATCCTTGATCTTGTTGTAATCGAACAAGGACATGTACTTGAAGGCGTCATAGCTGATGGGCTGCAGACAGGCCCTCGCGGCGATCCGGATCAGATAGTCGGAATTGAATGCGGCCACGATGGCCACACCCTTTCCCTCTCTCTGCATTTCGTCTTCCACGGCCAGCGAATCCCCGCCGGTCAGAGAGCCGAAGTCAAAATCGAATTGTTCGTATTTCTTCCCGTTGTATTCGAACGGTCTGGCGAACTTATGGACGTAAGTGTCCTTACTTCTCTTCGCCTCTTCCTCGGCGATGGCCAGCTCCTTCTCATCGATCAGAGCGTTGGCGGTATTGGTCTTTTCCATGGTTTTCGTCTCCTTTCGCTGATAGAAAAATAACCGTGAGAGGAGTATTCCATCCCCTCACGGTTCATCGTTTGGTTGATTATTTTCCGACGGCCTTCCGGACATCCGCCATGTAGTCGACGCCACCGACGACGCACTTCATGTTGATGGGATCGATCTCAAAGAGCTGCTTCCCATCACGGTATCCGGCGTAGTATTTCACGCTGTACTCGTTGGACGCGTCCGGGACAGAGGCCGGCGCCAGGTTCCCGAAGTTGAAATTCTTCGGGTCAGCCGTAATGACGAATTTGTCACTCTTCATGACCTTCGTCACCCGGCTGGCGTCCCAGCCCTGCTCACAGGCCATCAGCGTGAGCTGATGGGCTCCGGGAGTGAATACTTTCACGGCGTCCCCGGTAGCGCTGCGGAAGTTCATGGTAAAGCTCATGGCGTTTACCATGCCCTGGGCGACCGCGTCAATGGTGCCACCGATGCCGGCGCCCTGGATATTCTGGGTCATGAACTGGATGTTCGGCAGGGTACACTGCGCGATCCCCAACAGATTGGAACCATCCTCATAGACCTCAAAATTGACAATCAGTTCATCATGAGTCATGGTCGTTCCTCCTTATCAACCCAGAGCTTCGGCCACATAGCTGGCGTCATACTCAAGGGTGAAGTCAATCTCCTGCGCCGGAGACGGCGGGGTCAGGTATACGTGCAGGCGCACGATACCGGCCATCAGGTCGGTTTCGGGATTCTCGCTGGCCAGCATTTCCACCCGGCCGCCCAGCAGATAGCCGGAGCCAACCAGGCCGTTCAGCCAGATGTTGGCGCTGTCCAGGATGGAGTCGATCAGCCGACGGTTCATGGGCTCATCGAGCTTATACCAGAAGCTCTTGATCAGGGTGTTTCCAACCCAATCGAACATCCGGTTTACAGGGATGAAGTAGTCCTTCACATCCTGATTGGCGGGATAGCAGGCCGTGTAGTTACCCCAGAGCTTGAAGCCGCCCATGAAGTTCAGACCGGTCACGACGCCATTGGCGTTCAGGTAATTGGCCTGATCCAGGCTCATGATGACCTCGGTGCCGGCGATGACGATCAGCTTGTCGCACTTCAGGCCCTTGTTGGAGGGGCTGGCGTACGGCGCGCCATATTCGCCATCCGTGGTGGCAGTGACGCCCGCCGCGTGGCTGGACATGTGGAACTTCAGGTCGCCCAGGCCGACCATGGGCCAGCAGACGATCTCGTTCTTGTCGTTGAAGTTGTTGCTGTTCTTCAGCGCGACAACCTCATCATAGGAATCCGCGCCGCCGGACGCGGCGGTGCTGACGTCGATCAGCGCCTTGGCCTTGAACATGCCGTTGATTCCGGCGGCCTTGGTGGCCATGATGGCGGCGACGGTGGAGCTTTCGGAGAACCCGGGGCTCACCAGCAGATCCGGGATGATGCCAAGCACCGTCATGCACAGATCCACCTTGGCAAACGCGGTCGCCACAGAAGAGGCGGTCACGGAAGCCGGGGTCACGACATTGTAGGCGATGTTCAGGGAAGTCTCGGAGTAGTGGGTGCTGTCGGGCAGCAGTTCCACCACCAGCTTGCCATCCTCGTTGTAGTACACGGAATAATCCGTGTCCTTCACGTAGGCGGTGCCGGTGCCGCCAGCGACCTTGACAACCAGGCCACTGTCATCGATCGCGGTCACGGTCAGCTCGACCTTCTTGGCGGTCACATCCTTGTCCGCGGCGGCCACAGCGGACTTCATGGTGGACGGGTCAAGCAGGTTCAGGAAAATAGCCGGGCTCTGGCCGTAGATCTGGAAGTGCGCATAGGCGAACTCACACAGGTTATAGGTCGCCCAGTCATCCGACCAGCCCAGCTTGGAGACAAACTCGGCATAGTTGTTGACCAGAACCGGCACACCAACACCGGCGGGATTCTCGGCGTTCTGGATCGGGGACAGGCCCACGATGAACGGGATACCGGTTTCAACCGTAGCCGGAGTGCTGACGCTGGTCGCGACTTCACGAACATTTACAGCATGGTTAGGCATTTGTTATACCCTCCTTTACTTAAGCTCGGACACGAAACGCTTGTATTCAGCGTTCAAACGGGTGCCCGGCTTGGTAACGTTGATGCGGTCATCAGAAATCGTAAGATCTGAGACCAGAAGCCTCCGGATCCGGGGAAATTTCTCAATCTGCAGACTGAGCTTCTTTTCCACATCCTCGCGGGAGCCGTTGAAAATAGCCCCAAACTGGATCTGGCCACGGATGGAAGGCCCCAGGTAAACAAAAAAGGAAGGCTTTTCAGCTTCCTTTTTCACGGGTTCAGCGGGCTTTTCTGTGGCTTCGGCCTGGATGACCTCGGCCTTTTCGCCCTTCTTGTCCTTCAGAACAGCCATTGCTGTACCTCTCTTTCTACGGGTGGCATCTTCCACTCCGTAAGCATCTCCCCCAAATAGAATGGGGCCGTATCGTCCGGATATACGAAGTCCGCGATTCCATCGTCTTCCATGTTCAGCTCGTATTTCCCATCCAGAATGGGATTCTTCTGCAGGGAAATGCGTACCCGATCCATCAGATTCAGGAGCATCAGCGCCCCTTCGTGTTCATCCGAATTGTACACACAGTAGACTGACCGGACAGCCACAAAGCTTTCCGGTTCACGACCTGGAGGCTGGCGAAAGCGGGAAGTCAGCACGGCGTTGATGATGTACGGCGCTTTTTTGGTTGTGGATTTCATATCCGGCAACCGTCCGTTCCATACCTCCGCAGGCCTTTCGATCACTTCCTCGTCGCCCTTCTGGGGCTTCGTAGGCATGATCAGCTCCCTGGTATCGGCCTCCATGCGCACCTTCAGGGATTCCAGAAGAAACACCCTGTTCATCGGTCATCCTCCTTACCATCCGCTCAGGATGCGCGTGATCTCGTGCTCGATCCGCTGATCAAACACATCTTCAATGTGCTGTACCAGCTTCTCGCTCACCTGTTCGTCCTGCATCATGTGGCCTGTCGACGGTCCGTATTTCATTTCCAGGGGGTAAGCCTTGCGGCCTACGCGCTCCCAGACGCCATACTTCCCGCCGACGAAGTTGATGAATGCCATGTGGATGCTGCCGCCGCCGTCCTTCGGGCCGGCTGTGACATCGCCATGGGGGCCACCTTTCGTCCCGCCGAATTCGATCAGCGGGATAACGCGTCCGGCGAAGGAAATGGAGATCCCACCACGGCCAACTTCATAGCCAATTTTGGTGTGGCTCATGAATTCGCCCTTTTTGATCTTGTACCGCTCCGCCGCATACCTTCCGGCCTGCGTCTTCGCGGAATCGGTGGCTCTCTTCATGGCCGCGCCCACAGCGTGGTAAAATTCCTCGCCCTTCCCGAATACGGAAAGGACGGAAACGATGCGCTGCAGCTTCTTCTCTCCGATCTCCTCTACACGTACAGCCATTATTCGTCCAGCGCCTCCAGTTCCAGTCGGATCATGCCCAGGTCACACCCGCTCTGTGCCACATAAAAATTGCGCCAGAAATCATCATCGGAGATCTTGATCTTCGTGCCTTTTTCCGGCACATTCCCGCCCAGAGATTCCAGGGGGCAATGGAAGATGGAACTCACCAGATAGATGCCCTGCGCGTGGTCCTTCTGCGTGCTGACGGTTCTGTCCTGCTCTTTCAGCTGCGTAATGACACAGCTGATGTCTTCGTAGGTTTCCCCGTCATAGATCACGCTGTGGGTCTCCGCGAATTCGTCCAGGTTCATGAAAACCTTCGCGTTGTCCGCGGCGACCATGTCTTTGAAACTCATTCTTCAATCACATCCATGGGGGCAAACTGGGGAGGGGCGTCCTGAGCGGAGGCAATGGCGCGGATGACCGCCGTCTTGCTCTTCATTCTCCCGTCATAGACGCCCATCTGCTTCGCCATCGCCTTCAGCTCGTCGAAGCTCATTTCCTCCAGATTTACGCCTTCATCAGGATTGGCCGTTTTTTGGCCTTTCTGGGCGTTTTCCGCTTCGGTCGGGTTCTCGCTCGGGTTCGGGGTTGGAGCCGCCTCACGGGCAAACCTGGGCGAAACTGGAGCTATTTCCGTAGCAACGCCCAGCTCTACGTAGCGTTTCCCAACCTCATCGTCCACATCAGCGACACAGCCCGGGTAAATCGGGCCGGTCCCGTCCTTGCTTTTGGCTCCCAAAATACTGATTGCGCGAATTAACATGGTTCGTCTCCTTTCATGCCTTCATCAGGCAACCACGTTCTGCGCGTAGACCCACGGGCTGTAATTCTTGGGCGCGGCGAAGGGCCGGGACTCAAGGATGATCTCGCGGATCTTCCGCTTCCGGTCAACGAACAGATCAGGCACACGCTTGCCCGTGATGGTCTCGATGTTGCCATCCTCGTCCATATGGACTACGTGCGCATACATGAGGTGGCCGGCGCCGGGGGCGGTGACCATCATGCCCTTGGCGGGGAAGTAGTTCACCCAGGCGGTCACATACGTTCCGGAACCGGAATCGTACACCTTATCCTGGTACTGCTCATCCACCACGATGACATTCAGGTTGTACCCGCCGAAGTTCACGACGCCCAGCAGGCTGACGCCGTCATACTTCGTCAGCTCCTGCACGATGGGGCTGGCGATGATGATCCCGCTCATCTTGTTCACAAGATCGCGGAAATCCTTGTTGGCCAGCAGGATATCAGCCACCGCCTGACCGATGATCAGGTCGGTGTGGGGCAGGCCGCGACGGCTCAGGCTGCGGCACATATTCCGCACATCCTCGACGATCTCCGTCCAGCCGGTGTTGCTGGTCCACTGGGTGCCGATGGAATAGGCGCCGTCATTCCCGATATTGGAATCATAGAACTGCACGCTCGCCACATTGCCGACGGTATCGGCATCCAGCATCTCGTTGACCTGGAAGCCGTTGTTGATCATGGTGTTGGCGCACAGCAATTCCTCGGTGCGGGTGAAGCGGCGCTCCAGCAGGGCCAGGTCTTCCTGGACCAGCTTGGCGGCACGTTCTTCTTCCGTGCTCTGACTCAGGATCGCTTCGCCGAAACCGCGCTGCTTCAGCTGGTCGGCGGTCAGGTTCCGGGCCTGCTTGATGCAGACAGGCTCGTAGTCATGGATCTCATAGCCGGACCGCTTCACATTGATCGGGTCGGCATCGAGCACCATGAACGGGGCGCGTCCATTGTCGCCGTCACGGTACTCCACCAGCACCTTGTTGGCGGCATAGATGTCGCCGGGATCGGTGGGGAAATACCGGTCACGGAAGAAGGTATTCACGGGGCTCAATCCTTCCCAGAGCCCGGCCATGTAATACGTATCAAGAATATTGACATTCAGCGGCATGGTCGATTACCTCCTTACAGTACGTTCTCGCCCTGAGAGTTGCCCAGGATGATGCCGCGGGTACGCAGATCAGTCCTGTCAGCCTCGGTCAGGGAAGCGCCGCTGGCCAGGATCAGGGCATCTTCATTGAAGTTGCCGGCGATGTAGACCAGGGCATTTTCATCGTTGGCGGTCCCGACGTCGATGTCGTTCGCCAGAACGCAATCGGCGGTCAGGGTCTCATTGCTGGCGGCGCTGGTTCCGAAGATGACCAGCTTGCCGTCACCGGCGCTGCCGGAAGACTTGGCCAGCAGGGTGCCCCGCTTGAGGGTCCCGGCGGTGCCCAGCTTCCGGATCACGCCGGCATGGGTCAGCGCATGCGGTTCCAGCCCGGCAAAAAGATTCTCCGGAGTCACGGAACCCAGCTTTTCATGCAGATCACGGGTCATGGCTTATTCCTCCTTCTTTCCGCCGGACAGCTTCTGGGACATGGCCTTGCCAGCGGCACGGCGATCCTCAGCGGTCATCGGCTTTTCTTCTTCTCCAGTCGCAGGCGCAGCTCCGAAGCTATCAGCGCCGCTTTCCTGATAGTCAGCATGCAGCTGATTTAGGAAAGACCGGCCCTGTTCAGACATCTTCATCATTGCCTGATAAGCAACGTCCGGAGCGGAAAGTGGATTTTCTCCATACTTCGCTGCTTCAAGCGTCGCATCATCAACCTGGCCACGAAGCTTGTCAATTGCCTGACAGCGCTGGCGATCAGCGGCAACAGCATCGGCCACAGCAGCGGCAATTGCATCAGTTACCGCTTCTTCATGACTGATGCTTGCCCGAGCCTCGGCAAGCAAGGCTTCGGCCCCTTCGGGATCGCTCTGTCTGAGCTCTTCCAAAGTCATCGGAATACCTCCTTCATTATTGCCTGATGCTTCAGGCGTATTATCTCCACCATTTCCGTCCGTATCCTGTGTGGGCAGGTCTTCCGGAATGGATTCGACCACTTTGATGTTTTCGGGAATAGCTCCCATGGCGACAATCCGCATTTTGTGCCCGCAGGCAAACAGCGTCTTCCGATCCGCACTTACGGCAATATCCGGTTCATCCGCGTCCTCGATCAGCTCGTCCGCGAAGCCGTCATCCACCGCTTCACGTCCGGTCATATACGTGGTCGCGTTCATCAATTCCCGAATATCCTCTTTCGATTTACCAGTTTTCCGCGCGTAGATCTCCGCCTGACTGTTGTTGATCACATCCATCTCGTCCGCCATCTTCCGAAGTTCTGACGAATTGGCCGCGGTCAGCACGTACTCCCAGCAGTCATGAATCATCACGATGCTGGAAGGATTCACCTTTACCTTATCCGCCGCACACATGATCAGGCTCCCGCCGCTCATGGCAACGCCGTCCACGACGCAGGTGATGTTCATGCCCTTTTTGGACAGTTCCCGCAGCCGGTTGTAGATCGTGATACTGGAATAGGCGTCACCGCCTACGCTGTTCATCCGGATCGTCAGGTCGGTCACATCCTTCAGATTGTTCAAATCGTCCACGAACTCTTTCAGAACGATGAAAAGCTCGTCTTCCTCCGCCCACCATGGGCGGCTTTCGACAATCGGACCGTACATCGTGATTTCCGCGGCTCTTCCGAAGACTTTCACGTCATAGCAGTCGCGGAGAATCTTCTTGACTTCCTGATTGCTCAGAGTTTTCATTTGGCATCACCTCCACGATCCGGCTCCAAATCCGGCTCGTTATAGAATTTGGTCGCGTCCGCTGCCGCATCGGTGCCGGCAGCCGCCAGCGCCGCGTTTTCGTCCTTCAGGCGCTCCACGTTCTCCTGCCAGTCGCCGCCGCCGTATTCCCGGGTGACCTGCTCATGGGTCTTGAACCCGTGCGCAACTGCCAGGATGTCGGCCTTGACTTCCTTCGTCGGGTCAAGCTGACCCTGTACCGGCCCCAGCCATTCAGCCTTGCACCATGCCGCCCGAATGATGGGATCGTTGAAGAAGCCGGGGGCACTGATACGCCCCAGGGCTACCGCCTCGGCCAGCCATGTTTCATAGACCGGCTGACAGAAGCGCTCCACCAGCATGGCCCGGCGCATCCGGAAGGCCTCCCAGGCCTCCATCAGGGCCGCTCTGCTCGCGCTGTAGCTCGCGTTGAATTCCTTCATCAGGACGTCGTAGGGGATATTCAGCGCGGCACCGATCTCCTTGCTCAGCACCTTCACGAATGTGTCGAAACCTGGAGTCGGGATGGTCGGGTTGCCGAACTTGACGTCCTCGTTCTCGCCCAGGTGCAGCACGTTGCCGGGGCCCATCTCATACTCATTGGAATTTTCAGAGATGTTCCGGTCCGGAGGCACATCCGGGTTATCGTCATCCCCGTAGCTCGCCTCATCCAGCGGGAATTCCGCTTTGTTCGTGTCCGTCTTGATCCATGCTGTGAACCAGCTCTGGATCATGGCCCCAATGACCTCGCTCTGGGTATACCGGGTGATGTTGACGATGGGTTCCACAACAGACGCGAGATAGGACACGCCGCGGTACTGGTCCGGGCGTTCGCTGTCCAGGATCTGGACATAATTCAGGAGGCCGGTTCGGGGACTGCGCAATTCCACCCGCTGCCAGGTGATGTCCTTCGCTTCCTTGATCATCTGGTTCGGATAGATCGAACAGATGTAAATGGCCACGGCCCGACCGCGTTTATCCACTTCCACGCCGTCATAGATCCGGTTCCCGTTCTTGGCCACGCCATCCGTGCGCATCCCGCCGGGTACCAGCCGCATGTCGTACGGTGTGCAGACCCGGTCGGCCTCGACCATGTGGACCCGGAGACTGTACGGATTCATCGGCGACGTCTTGAAGTCGCGCTGGAATACGCCGAAGACATCCCCGTTCGGAAGCCAGTTGGTCACCGCCAGTAACTGGAGCCCGGCGAAGGAATTCATGCCGATCGCGTCGCAGTTTTCCCGGTTGTCAGCCCACAGGCGCCACTCGCGTTCCGTCTGTTTCTGCCACTTTTTCGCCGCCTCCGGCGTCATCTGCAGAAGATCCCGGTCAATCGTGCTGTGCAGCTGCAGCCCGGTGCCCACCGTCTTGGTGCGCTGGATCTCAATCGCGCTCCTGGCTACCGGGGAGGACATATACATCAGCCGGCCGCGTTGTCTCAGCGTGTACTGGTTCCAGTTGATATCCTCGTTCGGGCTGGACGATTTCCCGGTCAGCCCTTTCAGCGACCGTTTCTTCGTGCTCGCGCCGGATTCGGAATATCCTGCGGCCAGCGGTCTGAAGATTGTGCCAGTGACCAATTGTCTGGTCTTTTCGCCCACGTTTACCACCTCCAATCTTTGTAAAATGAAAGGCCACCAGCGGCGAAAGGAGACGAAAACTCCGCGTTGGTGACCAATAGATAAAGCCGGCGTGAAGAAACTACAAGCGCCGGCGATACCCCGTTATTTACCAGTCCCGCAGCACAATGGCCATGATTTTCCGCGGGCCTTTCCCGGCCAACATTGCCTCGTACTGATCCACCTTGGCCTCAGCGTCGTTGATGGCCTTTTTCAGTGACGCCAGTTCCAGCCTGGTGAGGCTTCGGTCATCGATCTCGTAGCTCTTGACCTGGCCTTCAGCCAGCGCCACGTAGGCGTCCATGAGCTTATTGAGCGTGTTCTTCCAGTAATTCAACCGCTCAATGATCGTTTCGCGTTTCATCTCTCTCACCTCACCATTCATCCATGATCCGGTTCATCTGCTGTTCGATCCGGTCCAGCTGGTTGACTTCCTGCTTCTGCGGTTTCTTCTTCGGCCGCAGATCCCGCTCGTCCGGGATCCCGTTCATTCTCCTGTGCAGCGCGTCCATATCCGGAGCCAGCGCGAAGAATGCTGCCTGCGCGTAGTTTCGGCAGTCCAGCGGTTCATTCCGCTCATGCCCGGGGATGATCTCCCAGACAAACCGGGACTTTCCATGCGGCTTATACACCAGCCGCTCGGACAAAAGGCCCATGAAGAACTTGTGGTTGTATCCACGGTCCTCATTGCTGGGAAAATGGCAGTACCGCGGCCCGGGCGTCTGGATCTGCAGGGAGTCCATGATCATCTGTTTCCCCGCGTCTACGCCCAGCTGATACTGCCAGCACTGGCCAATGTGCCGCCCGTTCACCAGGATGCGAACCTGCTTCGGTTCCGTGACCAGCGGCCGGCCCTCCCCGGTGAAGCCCTTGCAGTCGAACACCCGCATCCCAACCCGTGCCCGGCACTGGAGGCGCGTGTTGTAGGTGTAATGGCCGCCGTCATCCACGAAGGTCATACTGATCTTGAGGCCCTTCCCGTTCTCGTACCGGAAAACGTGGGCGACCAGATCATCGATCCTCTGCCACACATCCGGGTCATCCGGGCGGCCCATGAACTGCCCGCGCTGGATGCCCCAGGATTCCTTCCTGAGGCCCCATCCGACCACCTCGTACTCGACACGGTCATCCTGCACGTCAATGCCGCAGGTCAGCGCCAGCACGCCGTTGGGAAGGTCCGCTTTGTACTCTTCGCGCTTGGCCAGATAGTCTTCCTCATCAGCCAGCCCGCCGCGCTCCTCCCACAGCTCGCCGAAGATCGTGTTGTATACCACCTTCAGCTTGTTCGGGTCGTTCCTGGAGCTGAGGAACTCGCTCACGATCCTGTCCCAGCTGATCCAGGGCGAACAAAAAGCATTCAGCCAAAATGACCGAACGCCGTTTTTCTTCGCCTCCGGGTTCTCCGCAATCCATTTTGCGTGGGCGCGTTTCATATCCGTCTCGTGGGAGATGGCGCCGCAGCCGGGGCACACATAGTAAACTTCCTTCAGAATGAAGGTTTCCTTGTGGTCGACCTCCACCGTGTCGTACCCGTACCGTATATCCTGCCAGCGGATATTGTGATATTCGCCGCAGTGAGGGCATTTGGAGCACCAGCGCTCCCGGGTACCCTCGTTAAACGCTCTCTCAATGGGGGAAGCCCCTTTGATCGTCGGCGTTGAACACTCGTAGCTCTTCGCGTTGTAGAAAGTCCGCTGTCTGACCATGGCCAGTTTCCACGGGTCGCCCTCTTTTCCGGCCTCCACCGCCCAGCGGTCACGCTCGTCACCGAGCACATACCGGATGGGCTTCGATGCCAGCGCGTGGGCCTCTGTAGATCCGCACATGGTCAGGATGCCGCCGGGGTAACTCTTCTGCAGGATCGTGTTCCCGGTGTCTCCCCGCAGGGATTTGGACACTTTCTTCTGCAGCACCTTGGTATCCCGGATCATCGGCGCAATACGGAGCTTTGAATACTCCTTTGCGTCGCCGTTGGTTGGCTCAATCATCAGGATTGAGCCGGGATCCTGGTCGATGATGTAGCCAATGATGTTGTTCATGGCCTCAGACTTACCGATCTGGGACGCGGCCACCATCACGATGTGCCTCACCTTCGGATCAGTGAATGCGTCCATGACCTCTTTGAGGTATGGCGTCTTCTTCGTCCGCCATGGCCCGGCCTCCGCGGAACTCTCAGGCGACAGCCTGCGAAACTTGTCCGCCCACTGGCTGACGGTGAGGTCTTCCGGTACCAGCGCAGAATCGATCTGCTTCCGGTTGACTCGCCACAGGCGCTTTAGTCCGGCTTCCGTTTTGGGCGGGATCATTCATCATCATCCTGTCTTTCATCCATGTTCTGCCGTTCTCTCACCAGCTCCTCGTACTTATCCGGGTCATAGTCAAACTCTGATATCTCCCGGAGGATGTCCTTCACCGCTTCCTTGATCAGCAGTGACGCCTCCTCCGCAGTCCCGCACAGCGAAACTTCCACGGCCAGCCGCCCCGGCAGACTCAGGAGCGAGCTTTTGACCGCGTCGATCAGGCCCTGGGTGAACAGCTGCACATCCTCTGACCTGTGCATCTTTCCCTGCAGTTCCTTCGCCTGCAATTCTGCCATTGCCGCCTTGGCCACTTTCAGCTTGGCCTCAGCCTGGGAGCGAACCTTGTCGATCTTTTTTTCGTCCGCTGTCTTCTCCCGGCTGGTAATCAGGTCGTAATACGCCCTGGTGCATTCGATCAGGATCAGCCGGCCCCGCTCTTTTGTCGGGAACGTCCCATCCTGGATCAGCTGTTGCACTCTCCGCACCGTGATATTGAGCAAAATTGCCATTTCCTTGGTGCTGACGGTAGTTTCTTCAGTGATCAGCTCCTGCTGGGATGTGTTTTCGGCTTCATCAGCCATATTTCGTCTCCTCTCTCATCACCTGTGGATAAATGCGTAACGAAACCGGCGAATTTCGCCTATGTATCGTCGCGTTTTTCGGGGGTCGAAGCGGGGGCTCGTCTCTTTTCCACAGGTTCACAGTACCTTTTTTCCGAGTTATCCACAACCATCCCCCAAAAATTCCGCCGGGAAGCGAGGGAGTTGACTCCCCGGCGGGAAGGGAATGTCATGTGAGTTTCTTGAAGATCGTCGCGCGGGAGTAGCCGCTGACGTTCTTCGTCATCATATCAAGGAAGTCTTCGCGGGTGAAATCAGAGAGACGGAATACTTCCTCCGGGCTCATGCCCAGCTGCTTCCCGATCTCCTGTGTTGTCTTCCCCTCGTTGATCAATCCCTGGACGATGCTCTTCATTGGGCCGAGGACATGCGTGCCTCTGGCGCGGTTGTGTGTGATCGTACCGTACACGTCCGCGCTCTGGTCGCCGTGGTGGTCCACGATGACCACAGGCACCTTGCCGCCCAGCTTCGATAGCAACGGCTCGCGCCCTGCGACGGTCCAGCGGTGGAAGCCGTCAATGATGGTGAAATCAGGTCTCACAACTATGGGCAGAGTCCAGCCGTTTGTAAGGATGCTCTGCGTAAGAAGCTTGAGGTTTTCGTCGGAGACGATGTTGGGATTGTAGTCATTGGCCTTCAGCTTCTCCCGAGGCACCCATTGCAGTGTAGACAGTGGGGCGAACAGGGTCTCATCCATCCACATTCACCTCCTTTCCGGGTGCAGTCTTGCGACTGTACTTCACGTAGTCGGTGAATATGTCCGTGTAGATCGCCCGCAGCGTACGCTTTTTGGGATCGCCCGCTTTCATCCCCTCGTACATTTTCTTGAAGTGTTTTTCTTCCATGAAGGAAAAGCCCTTGATGTAGAGCTGTTTGTAAGACCTGGCCACTTCCCTGCGGGCTGGCGTGGTGAAATACTCTTCCGGCGCTTCAAACAGCATGTGTCGGCACAGGGCTTTGTAGTCTTTCTTCTCCTGCTTCGATTCGAGCTTGGCCCGCTTCCTGGTGCTGCGGTGGAACATCTCGCTGTCCCAGTATAGGAGGGCAAGGTAGGCGTTCGGCTCCCGCCGCTGGATTCTGGCCCAGAGATCAGGGTCAGTCTCGGCTACCCACCGCAGACCGGCAATGGATTCAGCGCCGAAGAAGTTGCACAGGCGAAGCTGGTGCCTGTTTACGCCGACTCTATATAAATCGATATACGACTGGGGGAAATGGAGCTTATGCTCCTTGATGTAGAGCCACACATCCGAATCGTGCCAATCGTAAATCGGATAGATCAGGTTGTTGCCGGTGCAGCTGCCGGCGGTCATGTTCACGGTGGCCAGGTACTTCAGCCGCTGGACCGATTCACACGCCCGGACGCCCACCAGCATCAAGCCGTCCTTGCTCACCTTCGGCAGGAAGGTCTGATAATTCATCTGCCCCGCATATTCCAGGGCTGGGTCACGGAGAATCGCATAAGGCGGCGCCTCCCGCATCCACACATCCTCCTTGCCAGGCTCCCAGGTGATCCATGATTCATCATCCTGGAGCTGGTGGAGCATGGAGACCTGCTTTACTGGCAAGCAATACCATCGGTACTGCGCTCCCATCTTCAGGAACTTCTTGCGCCATTCCAGCGTCATTTCCAGCATGGAGGGGTAAATGGATTCCTCATCGATGAAGCATACCGTCAGCTGATGCAGATCGATCTTGCCGGCCATGGCCAGCTCCCAGATCATCCCGCACAGGCAGAGGGTATCTTTTCCTCCGGAGAATGCCAGGTACACCTTGACGCCGTTGTTGAAAACGTTCGTGATGCGCTGCATTGAAGCCTCGACCACGCTCATTTTCCCCGATACTTTCATGATGGCCATGAGCGTCACCTCACAGCCAGATCTTATTCCCGCACTGAGGACACTGGATGAAGCGTTTTGGCAATGGCTCTGGTTGGCCCTCAGAGGGCGTTTCCTGCGCCGGCTCCCGCGGCTTAATTTCCTCCGCGGCCGCGGCGTGCTCGGCCTCCTGCGCCTCATATTTTTCCGCTGTGGTGGCAATACGCTCCTTGGTTTCATCGGACACGGTCCCGTATCCACTGAGCATATCGTCAACATCCTTCAGGTCAGCGGTGATCGTCTCCAAAAGCTCCATGTCGTAGCCGGGGATCTCCAGATCGTCGCCCAGCTCTTTCAGGAATTCCTCGAAGACTTCCA